AGAGCAGTCTACAAAGTCGATTGCTGGTCCTGGACTCAACCTAGACTTTAGCAAAAGCCCAGTTGTCTGGGAATTTCTTAAAAGCAATGCTTTTGTCCGTGGGATGATGGGGCCGGTAGGTAGCGGCAAGAGCTACGCATGTGCAGCCGAGATTATGATGCGTGCTGTCAGACAGAAACCCAGTCCAATTGATGGCATCCGCTACACACGCTGGGCGATTGTGCGTAATAGCTACCCAATGCTACGTACAACAACGCTCAAAACATGGATGGACTTGTTTCCGGAGGCAACATTTGGGCCAATCCACTACACGCCACCGATTACGCATCACATTCGTCTACCCGCTAGGGGTGATGCTGCTGGTATTGATTGCGAAGTTATATTTTTGGCTTTAGATCAGCCAAAAGACGTAAGAAAACTGTTGTCGTTAGAGTTAACTGGAGCATGGGTGAACGAAGCGCGAGAATTGCCAAAGGCAGTGATCGATGGATTAACTCACCGAGTAGGCCGATACCCAACATCAAGAGATGGTGGCGCTACTTGGAGCGGCATTTGGATGGATACCAACCCAATGGACGATGACCATTGGTGGCACAGAATCGCCGAGAAAGAACCATTGTCAGGAAAGTTTTCTTGGAAATTTTTTAAACAGCCAGGTGGCGTTATTCCTGTTAGCACAGATGATTTACCAGAGAATCCAGAAGCCAATGACCACATCTTTGCGGCTAGCAAGTGGTGGAAGGTTAATCCAAAGGCAGAGAATATCAACAACCTGCCAGCCGGTTACTACCTGCAAATGCTTGGCGGCAAGAATTTGGATTGGATTAAGTGCTATGCAGGTGGCGAATACGTCTATGTGCAGGAAGGTAGACCAGTATGGCCAGAGTATGAAGACAGCACAATGTCTGATGATGTCGAGGTTGATCTAAATGTGCCAATTCAAATCGGCGTTGACTTTGGATTAACACCAGCGGCAACGATTGGCCAGCGATTGCCAAACGGACGTTGGATTATCTTGCAAGAGATTGTGACCTTTGACATGGGATTGGAGCGCTTTGGCCAGCAGCTTCTAGCTGAGATGAATTCTCGTTATCCAAAACATCAACTAATGGTGTGGGGTGACCCAGCCGGTATGGCTCGAGACGCAATCTATGAGGTGACGGCATTTGATTACCTACGAACGCTTGGTTTAAAAGCGCAACCAACGGCAAGTAACGACTTCAAAGTGCGCCGAGAGGCTGCGGCTGCGCCAATGCAACGTCTAATCAACGGAAGACCTGGCTTGATCGTTAGCAAGGAATGCAAGTTATTACGTAAAGCGCTGGCCGGTGGTTATCACTTCAAGCGTATTGCGGTTGGCGCTGGCCATGAGCGGTTTAAAGATGCGCCAAACAAAAACGAACACTCTCACATTGGAGATTCTTTTGGATACCTAATGCTTGGTGGTGGTGAATATAACCGCATGGTACGTAAGCCAATGTATGGTGCATCACCGCAAATGGCCACTCAAGCCAAAACGGACTTTGATGTCTTTGCTTCCAATTGACCTGCTAAACAAAGAAGCCTTATATCATAAGTCTTTTTTGATCTTGCCATTTGCTCCAGAGCATTTTGACAGAATACAAGTTGACCAAGAGGAATCACTTGCATTCTCTAGCACCGGAGATCTACGCAAAAGGGTAATTGCACAATCTAACATGGGGCTTTCTCTAACCATGTTTATGTATAACAAACCATCAGCAATCTTTGGTGTTGTGCCTTACTGGAAGGGGGTTGCTGAACTGTGGATGATTGCTGATAACAGAGTCAGATCAATACCAATTGCCATGACAAAAACAGCAATGCGGTTGTGCGATATCTTTGAGATATACATGGGCTTGCATAGAATGCAAATAACTGTTAGAAGCACAGATAGGCGTGCGCTCAAATGGGCGAAAGCCATAGGTTTCCGGCAGGAATGCGTAATGAGCAAATACGGTCCTGACAAAATTGACTACATTTTATTAGCGAGGTAATCATGGGTGGTGTTGTTTCTAAAATATTAGGAGGCGGCGATGAAGGTGACCGTGGTGCTGCTGCCGCTGCTCAACAACAAATTGCAGAGCAACGCGCAGAAAACGAACGAATGCGCATCCAAACAGAAGAACAGCGTCGGGATGAGGCTGAGAAGCTTGCTGCTCGCCGCAGTGCTAGATTGCGCGGAGGCGGCAGAATGCTTTTATCTGACACCCGACTCACGCCGGAAACCGGCTTACAGACAACCCTCGGATCAGAACAGGTGAAAATGTAATGGATAACAAAGCCAAGATGCAAAAGAAAGCTGCCAAGGTGATGCGCGAGTGGAAGGCCGGTACGCTCCACTCTGGCAAGGGTGGTCCTGTTGTGAAAAGCCAAAAACAGGCTGTGGCAATTGCCATGTCTGAGGCTGGAATGGCAAAGAAGAAGTAAATGCCAAAAGAGGGTTTAATTGACGAGGCCATCTCGGAGGAAGAAGGTTATTCTTGCCCTCTTGCTACCAGAGACATTAAGACAAATCTCAAGAACAGAAATTGGGCATTTGCTAATGTAGGCTATGGACCAGCCAATCCGTTAGATGAAAAAAATAACGAGGTGTTTTGGCTGCGTAAATCTGTAATCTGGAACACTTCAGAGGCAGAGGCAAAGGGTATGCGCTGTGGTAATTGCGCCGCGTTTATTCAAACCTCGCAGATGCTTGAGTGCATCAAAACTGGCATTGAAGCTAAAAACCCGCAAGAAGAGTCTGGCTATGACGAAGATGTTATTGAGGCCGCTCAATTGGGGTTTTGTGAATTGTTCCACTTTAAATGTGCTGGAACACGCACGTGCGATGCCTGGTTAGTCGGTGGTCCAATCACAGATGAGATGGAAAAAGACTAATGGCCATCACTTTTGTTGAACGCGAGTCAGAAAAGCAGAAGGCGCAACTTGTTGCGTTGACGCAGAAAAACAAGGATGGCGTACAAGTCATTGTTGGATCTGACTACGGATTAATTAATGTTGATGTAAACCATGCGCGCATGCATGAGGGCCGTGCATTCTTTGCATGGTACGCACGCATGGATGCAAACAAGCTTGCCAATGCTGCAAGTATAGATATTATAATGGCCGCTGCGCCTGGTATCACTCCGCATATTACTGTTGGCTATATATGCGGTGGTGACTGCGAGTTCTACATGTACGAAGGTACAACTACCACTGGTGGAACATCATTTACGCCAATAAACAGAAACAGAACAAGTTCAACAGCAAGTCAAACCGCAATGGTTACAAACCCAACGATTAATACTCTTGGAACATTAATTGATGAGCAAGCTGCTCCAAGTGGTGGTGGTCCAAAGTCTGGAGGCGCTGCATCTGCTGGACTTGAATATGTTTTGGCTTCGCTGACAAATTATCATTTTCGGCTCACAAATGTATCCGGTCAGCCAAAGATGGCTGTCCTAACTCTTGAATGGTATGAATAATCATGGCTGAAAATATTGAAATAATTAAAGGCGTTAATATTAGAGACCCTTATGATAGCGAGTTATCTTATTTCAAAAAAAATCCAACTGTTTCTGGAATGGCTACAGAAGACAACAAAGTAATACTTAACCCATACTCTGGGTTAAATAATATTCAAAAAAGAGCAGTTGCAATGAATGAGGCCATTAGAGTTTTGATGAAAAATGAAAGTTCATTAAAGCCAAATTTTGCATTAACAGAAGAACAAAAATATTTTTTAGACTCAAATACATACAAAGATGCAACGCAAGAAGATAGGCAAGCAACAATTGCGGCCAGAATATTTTCTGGTGATTCATCTGCGGGTGAAGCAACTAAAGAACAAATTGATTTCGTTGAGAAATTAAAAAAATTTACAGGGGTTGAATGATGGCTGAATTGAAACTATCGCCGGAAGACCTCATCAAGCGGCATGACATTGCCATGCGCAAAAAGGATGACTTTCGTGATTTATATGACGAAGCATACGAATTTGCTTTGCCACAGCGCAATCTATACGACGGATACTGGGAAGGTAAAGTAGGTGGCAGCAAAAAGATGGCGCGAGTATTTGATTCGACAGCGATCAATTCTACGCAACGCTTTGCCAACCGACTGCAATCTGGCATTTTCCCTCCGCAGCGTTCTTGGTGTCGCTTAGAGGCTGGTACAGACATTCCGTTTGATCGTCGGCCAGAGGCGCAAGCCGCTCTTGATGTCTACACGGATAAGTTATTTGCCACGTTAAAGCAATCAAACTTTGATATTGCAATGGGTGAGTTTTTGCTTGACCTTGCGGTTGGCACTGCCGTAATGATTGTGCAGCCAGGCGATGATGTAAACCCAATTAACTTTATTCCTGTGCCGCAATATTTGGTGTCTTTTGAAGAGGGCGCTAATGGGCAGGTGGATAACGTATACCGTCGCATGCGTATCAAGGGCGAGTCTATTCAGCAACAGTGGAAAGACGCAAAGATACAGGCAGATCTTGCCAAGCGCATTGAAGACAAGCCAACAGATGACGTTGAGTTAATTGAGGCAACGATATACGACTATAAACGTGGAGACTATTGCTATCACGTAATCCACAAAGAAACAAAATCTGAGGTTGTGTACCGCCGTATGCCGTATTCACCTTGGGTAGTATCTCGCTACATGAAGGTTGCCGGTGAAATCTATGGCCGTGGCCCATTGATTACTGCTTTGCCGGACATTAAAACATTAAACAAAACGCTTGAGTTACTGTTGAAAAACGCATCTCTTGCTGTTTCTGGCGTGTATACGGCGGCAGATGATGGCGTGCTTAATCCAAATACCGTAAAGATTATTCCTGGCGGGATTATTCCTGTTGCTAGAAACGGCGGTCCGCAGGGAGAAGCTTTAAAGCCGCTACCAAGGGCTGGTGACTTTAATGTTTCGCAGATTGTAATTAATGACCTACGTGCCAGTATTAAGCGTACACTACTGGATGAGAGCTTGCCGCCAGACAATATGTCTGCGCGTTCGGCTACAGAAGTTGTCGAGCGAATGAAGGAACTATCACAAAATCTTGGTAGTGCCTTTGGACGTTTGATTAATGAAACGATGATTCCATTGGTGACTAAAACCCTTGAAGTTATGGATAAACGTGGACTCATCGACCTACCATTGCGGGTTAATGGCCTGGAAGTCCGTATCTCGGCCGTTGCGCCGCTTGCAATGGCTCAGTCGATGGATGAAGTCAACAAGGTATTGCAGTTTGCGCAAATTGCACAGACGGCGGGGCCGGATGGGCAAATGAGCCTGAAGGTTGGTGAAATGCTTGATTATGTCGCTGAGAAGCTTGGTGTACCAGCAAGACTGCGTACAACTCCAGCAGAACGCGAACAGAAGGCCGCTCAGATGGCGCAAATGGCGCAAGCAGCAATGCAAGCGCAAGCTCCAGCACCGGCGGCTTCTACTGAACAAATGCCTATGGGGGCTTAATGCCTGGTTGGGAAGAGCTAGAAGAACAACAACAAATTGATATTCGGGAACCCTCGCAAGCAAGGGAAGATTTAGAAAGACTAACTCTCCGAGTATTTGGGACAGAAGACGGAAAGAAGCTACTTCAGTGGCTTCGTTCTGTCTACCTCGAGCAACCAGTTGCCGTGCCTGGGGCAATCCACGATCACGCTTTCTACCGAGAAGGACAGAATAGTGTGATTAGGGATATTGAAGCGCGGATACAACGAGCAATCAACCAAGGACCAATTAATGGAAACCGCAGAAAACCAACCCAGTGAAACCTCATCAGAGGGTGAAGCTGGCCTATTGGATTCGGCAACAGTAGTCGATGATAGTGGCCAGCAGGAACCGTCAAACACTGTAATCCCACACAAAGATGAACCTGCAACAGATGATGATGCGCCATTAGAACGGCCAGATTTTTGGCCGGAGAACTTTTGGAAGAAGGATACAAGTGAGCCAGACTTAGAGGGCATTGCAAAATCGTGGTCTGATTTGCGCAAAACAATTGCCCAAGGCAAACATAAGCCACCTGCTGATGGCAAGTACGATACAAGTGCTTTTGGTGCAATCCCAGAAAATGACCCAGTGCGCACGCACATTATGGGATGGGCATCTAAGTACGGTATGAGTCAAGCGGCCCTAGACGATCTTGTTGGAGAGGTTGTAAAAATGGGTGGAGATCAACAAGAAGTTGCCGCCAGGACTCTTCAGCAGGAAAAGCAAGCCCTTGGACCAAATGCCGACGCAATGATAAAAGGTATGGTTGATTGGGCTTCTGGATTGGTTAAAAAAGGTATTTGGGGTAAAGATGATTTTGAAGAATTCAAAGTCATGGGTGGAACTGC